ACCACTGCCCCGTCTGTTGACCATACGGCGGGTTGATCCACGCGCGGCCGAACCACGGCAGTTCGAGACCGTCTTGCGGCGGGGCGTATTGATGCTCCGCCGTGGTCCACGGCTGGCCCGGAGCGGCACAGGGGTCAAGATCGAAAGTCCCCAGCGCCCGGATGATCTCCGGCGGCGTCAGCCAGCAGTCGGTTTTTCCTCGGAAGGCACGTGTGTGACTTCCGATGCCGGTCTTCATTCCACGTTCCTCGGGAGCAGACTCTCAGACAGTTGCGGTTGATAACGAAATGCCAGCTACTCTTTCACGTAGCCGTGGTCTTCGGCCCAGGCTTCCAGTTGGCGGGTGTCGAAGACCTCGCCGGGGTTGAACGTCCCCGCGACGTAGCCGAGGATGTTGCTCTCGGAGTACACGTCGTCGATTTCCAGGTTCGCGCGAGCGTGCTGACTGAGCGTGTCGTCGTCAAACACCTCGTTCGGCGAAAGGTTGGCTTTGATCCATTCGATCGCTGTATCGAGCGGGTCGGCCGGAAGAAGGTGATTGGCGAAATCGGCGTTGTGTCGAGTGGATGCCATCAGATTCTTCCCATCGCCTTGGCGACGATGGCCCCGATAAAGCAGATTCCGCAGACCGTGATGACGGCCACGACCGGCGGGCAGGTCATGGTGACGACGACTACGCCGGCCAGCAGGGAGATCACGAGGGTCACAAGTCCGGTCATGTCATTCGCCTTTCATGCGTTTGACGGTTTGGATGAAATAGGTCTCGCAGTTGCGGCAGAGCCGGCAGTAGGAGCCTTCCAGGCTCCCGCAATAGGAGACGAGGCGGTTGTCGCGGTACTGGTCCAGGACGTGACGGACGAAAGCCGGCGTCGGACAGTAGTAGGAGTTGATGTGGCGGACCTTCCACTGGTAGCACGGGCCGCCCACGGCAGCCGACACGTCGGCCGGGACTTGCGGCTCAGCCGTGTAATAGGCCATGAACGTCAGGACCACCGGCACCTGGTAGGACGTGTACCAGTCCACGCCGTCGCGGACCCAATCAAGATTTGTGCTGGATACCCGCAGGCGGACGAACATCAGGTTGCGGGGTGCCCCGTCGCGGAAGGGCCAGATCGGCTGACCGACCGGCTCTTCTTCCCTGGGGTTGGCCGTCAAGACCACCGGCGCAGGAAAGTCGAACTTGGCGATCGACGTGTTGAAGAACCGCCGGGGATATTGCTCGGTCGCCCGGATCACCTCGTCGCGGCCGATGTTGCTGTCATGGCCGCTGTTGATCCGCACAATGCCCTCGCCCACTTCGTCCAGCGTCAGCATGAGGGGCTGCTCGATGTCAGCGTAGAAGGCCCCCGGCCGGTTGTAGAAGCATTCTGCGCAGCCGACAGGGCACGGCCCGGTCTGCGGCTTGCAGTCGAAGAGGTTGGTGCCTTCTTGCTTGGGATTGCGTTTGGTCATGGCTGTGTGTCTTCTACCGGAGAATCCACTGGAAATAGGACACGGGCCAAGTCATGGCTCGCATCAGTTCGCCGGGCGTCAGGCCGCCGCTGCGGTCGAACAGCATCCATGCCAGCGTAAAGGCACCCCCGGCCCAAAAGGTCAGGCCGTAGGACACCAGGTTCAAGATGCTTCCGATGATCTTCATGTTGCTCTTGCCTCGCGGCGGTCAGCTTGCTTCAGGTGTTGCCGGACTTTCTTCGCGCCAAGGCGTTTGCCCCGGCGACTCATGCCCCGCTTGGGACCGATGCAACTGGCATCCGTCTCTTGCGTGCGGGCGACAGCCATGATCTCGGCTCGCTTCATCGCAGGCTCAGAAGTTGGTGAACAGGACTTCGGTCTTCTTCTTGCCGCGGGATTTGTGCCGTCCGGTCCCGGCCCGGCTGGCGGTCACGCGGTCGATGCGGTTCCAGCCGCGGTAGAACTCAGCGGCGGTCGGGTACTCGGAAACGACCACCTTGGCCTTGGCGGCATTCAACAGCTCGACCATCGCCGGATAGTCGACGCGGTAACGGTATTCGTCTTCGTGTCCCCAGTAGGGCGGATCGGCGAAAATCAATGCATCGGGGTCGCGGTAGACCCGCTGAATTGCGACCAGCGCGTCTTCGTGCAATAGTGTGACGCCTCGCAACCGATTGGCGGCCGGCAGCACCCGCCGGAACCAGTCGGCCCAAACCTCGGCCTTGGGCTTGTGTGGGGCCGAACACTTATCGAGCGACCAAGTGGAGGAATTGCCGTTGCCGCAGTAGAACTGCGCGCCCTGCGCCATCAGCAACACGGCCTGGTCGATGTCGCCCACGGGCTGTTCCCGCCAGTTGGCGGCCGAGTACGGCGTGGCCCAGAGCATCGCGGCCAATTGCTCCGGCTGAGACTTGATAGCGCGCCACATGCCCGCCACCAGTTCGTCCAGGTCGTTGATGATCTCGACGAACGAACGGGGCTTGGCCAAGAGCAGAGCAGCCGACCCGGCACAACATTCGAGGTAGACCCTGTGCTCCGGGAAGTGGGAGACGATCCACTTGGCGATGGACGCCTTGCCGCCGTACTGACGATAGGTGATTTTGGGCGTGGCGGTCACTCGGCATCCCTCCGCCGCCAATAGCGGGCCTCTTTCGGGATGCCGTCGTCTGTCAGTTCCCGGTACTTGAACGTGACGGTCTGCCCGACCTTGAACGACCTACCCTGGCAGAAGGTTGGCATGTCTTGGCCAGGCTTCTCGGTCGCGGTGCGGGCCATGTCGGGATTCAGGAACTCCCGCTCGGCGTCGGTCAGGCCGGACAATTCCAGCCGCTTGCCCTGGTAGTCCACGATCAGGGCACCGATCTTGCCCAGAAGCCGGCTGCCTTTGCTGGTCTCCCGGCCGCTGGTGAACCCCACCACGCGGGCCTCGGCATCCTGGAATGGCTTGTACTTGAGGATGGCCCTGTGCCGTTTCGGCGTCCAAATGGATCGCGGATTGCGAATCACCACTCCCTCGCCGCCCTGATCCAAGACCCGTTGCAGATAGGCTTCCACCTGGTCGTTGGCCTCGCCCGGAATGTCGATCAACTTCGTCTGCGGATGGAGATAACAGACCGAGGCATCGGTGTTTTCCAGGGCCTCGTTCAAGACGGCCAGTTCCTTGCCGAACGTCTGGTCGGCCGTCAGGAACTTGAAGTCGTCACCGAGACAGCGCTTCGGGACGGGAAGACCATCGAAGCGGCCACCCCGCGAATTGAGTCGCTGGCGAATCCACGTCTCAATCGTGAGATAATCGACGTGGCAGACTATGTTGGCGTTCTTGATCTCGCCGGTGCCGAAGATCGCGCCCAGCGGCGGCGTGGAGTAGACGGCGAAGACGATCTTGTCGAAGCGCTCGTCCGGGGTGTCGCCGCCACAGATCGACCGGCAGAGTTGGAACTTGCCGCGCCCGGCCCACAACTCGCCGTCCAAGGGACAGCAGGGAAGTTGATTCAGCCACCAGTCCGGGGCCATGATCGGGTTGCCATAGCGGCTCCACAGGCCGGTGGACACGGGCTTGATCTTGGCCTTCTTCTGGCCGGTCTTCGGGTCGACGATCGAAGCCCACGGAACCCGCTCGGTCGGCAGGCCACGGCTGATGCCGCCATCCCAGAAGCACCTCGTCCCATCCAGCTTTTCCGATACAAACCAACCCGCCACGTCATGCTTGTGCGGATCGTAGTGGTCGGCCAGTTGCAGGAATTCGCGTCTTAAGGATGTTGCCATTGGTTGCGCCAATACGAATCGTGGTAACAGGTGCGATAGTCGGCTACCTATACATGGCAAGGGCGGGGCGAAATTGGACGTTTGGTTTCGAGTTTTCCCACGTTTTCCAGAAAAGAGTCAGGCGGCGCGCAGCGCAGCAGCCTGCGCTGCACACGGGCGGCAAGCCGTTTCTGCATCCGCTGGACGAACATGAGGGGCCTGCCCAGGGCAGCCGCGATCTGCTTCTGCGTGCGCCCCGCCTCTCGCATGGCGACCAAGGTTCGCTCTTCGTCGCAGGTGCAGCAGGATGCGATCACGTCGCGCGTTTCCAATTCCTCTTCGTCGGAAGCAACCTCGAATCGCTCGTGAGCAGCATAGATGACTGTGGGGACGGCCAACTCTTTCCCTTGGGCGTGGGCGCGATGCTGCGAGGTGTGCGGAGGCACCAATCCCTCGGCCTCGATCAACTCGCCCAACTCGCGGTTGATCCACGCGCCGATGCAGTCGGTCGGATTCCAATTGCCCTCATATTTCACGGCCTTTCCCTCGGCCATTTGATTGACGGCCTTGGTCAATCCGACAAAGGCGGCGCTGGTCAAATCGTCTCGCAGATGAGCCACCCCCGGAAAGCAGCGAAGGAAGCTCTCGACCTTGGCCACTGCCAAGGGCATGTTGCCGACGATCATTTCTTCGCGCGCGGCCGCGTCCCCGGCGCTTACGCGCTCGAACAGGGCCGAATTCTTCTCGGCGTCCAGCGGTTCGCTCATTTGCGAGACCAAGAGATCGTTGTACTGATTACTCATGGGTGCGTTCTCCAATGGGGTCAATCCGCCAGGCGCAGCGGGTGTAGAACTGGTGGGCCTCGCAGGCGAGGCGGGAGAAGTCGTAGATCGGGCCGCGAGGGTCGTAGATGCGGCCGTGGTCGTGGGCGACCGTGTGGCCCAAACGTGCGCCGGTGCCGGCAATCACGCCAAGACTGGCACGAATCGTCTCCTCGAACCGCCGCCAGTTGTTGTCGGGGTAGAGCACCGTCTTGTGGAACGGTCCCGCCTCGGTCGGTTGCAGCACGGGAAACAACTCGACCGGCGTGACGGCCAAGCCACGAGCCAGGGCAACTTGGATTAGTTCTTGGACGTGAAAGCACCGCCGGCACAGCGGATCGGGAAGACTCGGGAAGATGATCTCGCTGCCGTCGTGGCCGATGGCCGCGAGCAGGTCGGCGACGGGCATGTCCAGGGCCATCGCAAAGGCCAAGGGCATACACATCCACGGTTCGGGGCGTTGTTGCAGTTCCATAGGCGCAGGGTCTCTCCGCAGTTGGCGGTGTTGACGAGTTAAGAAAATGGCGACGGGCTACCAGCCTTCGCGGTCTAGCTCGTCGAGAAGGGCGTCGATGTTGGGCACCTCGCCCCACGACTCCTTCCAGAAGGCACGCCAGTTAGGCGGCGAGAACAGCTTGTCGTACTCTTCTTGGCTTGCGGCGGTGAGTATCCAGATCCCGATTCCAAAGGTGTCCCACACCGGCCATTTCAGCTTTTGGGCCTTGGTGAAGCTGTAGTTCTTTCCCGGTCGCTTTACGTCGATCCACCGCTGCCCCCACTTGGGATGCGCGATGAACAGGTCGGGCACGCCCATCTGAAAGGCGTTGCCGATCATCCGCTCGACGTGCCAGCCTCGAATCTTGAGGTAAGCAATCAGGGCTTGCTGGATGTGCCACTCTTGGCTGTGTTTCGGCCGGCAGATGTCGCCCATCAGATCAGGCTTCCGTTGAACTCGGCGTCGATCTCTTTGGTGAGCCACCAGCCGTTGTGGCCATACTCCCAGATGCGAAAACGCTCCTGCGCATCGCCCTTCACGAGGCCCAGGGCGATGGCAGCGGCCTCGCAGCGCGCCCGCAGGGCAGCGGCCCCGGCGTTGTTGACGATCTTGGCTCGGCAGACCAGGCCAAAGAAGAGCCAAAGGCGACCCGTTCGCCACTGATAGTTCGGGTAGACCTCGGCAACACGCTCCCATGCGCCGTCTTTGCTCCGAGATTCGATTTCGTAGTGGTCCACGTACTTCACTTCATCATCTCCGGCGCGCGAATCTTGATGGTGCCGCTCTTCTTCTCGGCCCAGTTCGCCATTTCCTCGTTCCAATCCATACCGATCAGCGGCACGTAACGGCGGAAGCGTTCGACCGATTCACGGACCACCTGCGTGACGCGCGAAACCATATCCGGGCGAGTGACGCACATGATCTCGTCGTGGATGTTCATGGGGGCGACGTGCCATTGGTTCACGCCGGCCGGTTGCAAGTCCCAGATCGTCCGCTGGACGTGCTTGGTGATTTCGGCCCCTGGCGACTGGATTTCATGGTTCGCCGCCGCCCGCATGTTGGCCGCTTGCATCGAGAAGGCCGCCCCATAGAGGGCCGATGAGACGGCACCGCCGGCCGTCTGTACGCGGTCGCGGCGGACGACCTTGATCTCAAGCTCCTTCGCGTACTCCTCGGGCAGCACGACCTCTCGATGGACTTCGACGCCCTCTTCCAAGGAGACAGTCGCTACGTGCGCATAGACGACTGCTCCCTTCGCCTCGATCCTCTTTTCCCGGCGCACGATGGTGCCGCAATTGCGCCAGTGCTTCGGCAGACTGCTGGCCAGCTTGAAGATTTCCTTGCAGATGCGGTTCTCCAAGGTGAAGTAGCGGCGGAAGCCCAGCATCGTCTCGGCGTAATCGGCCGGGTCTTTCCAGATCACCTTCGAGCCGATGCCGCCCGGCTGGGTCATGGAGCAGAAGGAGTCCGCCACTCGTTTCCGCCACTTCTTGACGCCGGTGAATCGACTGCCGAAGCCCTCGATGGCCCGCTTGGCAATCTCTTCACTGATCCCCAAACGGTTGACCAGGGTGCTGTGGTCGCCGCCGTAGAGCATCGTGCCGAAGAAGCCCTGCTTGCCCTTCGTGTACATATCATTGGTCGTGCTGCCGTCGCTCGACTTGACCTCTTCGTAGGTCGTGCCGGGGAAGATGGCCATGCCGAACAGCGCGTGAATCTTCCGGCCGGCGATCAGTTCGGCACGCAGGGCCTCGTCGTTGCACACGGCGTCGGCGATTGTCACCTCGAAGGAACTGAAATCGCCGCCGCAGAGTAGATTGGTGCCCCAGGTCAAGGGGAACATCTGCCGAACTTCCTTGGTGTGCTTGATGCCCTGGGCATTGAGGCCGTCCGCCCCGGCCATGCGGGACGAGAGAGCGCCAATCACGATGAAGCTGGCGTGGAACTTGCCGGCCAAGAGCAGCTTTTCGTATAGCTCAATTTCCTTGGCGGCAAACTTGACCTTGAGGATTTCCAAGGCGCGGACGGCCGCCGGATGGCGGCCTACCTTCAGGACGCCTGTGCCGCCGCAGCAGGTACAATTCGGGTCGCCGTCGCACTTGCCGCACGGCTCTGGTTCGCCGACATAGCACGCGCCATTGCACTGCGGGCAGATGTCGGTTTCCTTATCCAGGTGGCCTTTCCCCTTGCACGTCGGGCACATCTGGCCGACGCCCCACTTGCTGACGGCTTCGAGGTTGGCCTTCTTCGTGGACTCTTCGAGGATCACCTTTTCGGTGTCGTTCATCGCGGCCATGACATAGGCCCGGACCTCGCTCGGCTTGTTGATGTTGACCGGGCTGGCGGCAACCACGGCGTGGGCCTTCGCCTTGAGGTCCGCAATCCCTTCGCGGTTGATCGTGAAACCGTGCCAGCGGACGGCGGCCACCATGCAGGCCAAGGTGGAGTCGTTGTCGCCCGGCTCGGGATAGCCGAAGTGCTTGTCCAACTCGCGCGTATAAACGATGTCGTCGTTGGCGTACTCGCGGGCGTCCGCACGGGTTGCCCAGTGGTCGATGAACTTGCGGATCACGCCCGGCCAGGCGTACTTCGTGACCTTCTTGCCGCCGTCTTCATCCGCTTCAATCGCCCAGCCCCTCTCGGGACTCGACACGGCCAGGGCCGTGGGCGCATAGCCCAACTCGTAGGGCCGCCACGCGGGCGACGGCTCCACGTCGCTATAGTGGTACTTCGGCGAAAGCTTCAGGATGTGTTCGGCGAGGAACTTCAGGCCGCCGGCTGGGTTGAACTTGAGGACGACATCCTTGAACGCCGGGTCCAGGTCGCCAAAGGAGTCGTGGCGGTCGAAGACTTGCCATCTGGGCGCTTCCGGGTCCGCCCGCTTGGCGAAGTAGATGTTGTCGAACTCGACGCGATTCTCTAGCTCGCGGGCCAGGGCGTAGGCCAGCGCCGTGGGCACCCGCTTGATGCGGACATCCTCGCGGGCCATGAGCGATTGCATCGGTCCCTTGCGGCTATGGAGCATCAAGTCCAGGGCCGCCGCCGGCTTGACGCAGAGGCCGTCCTGCCCTTGCGGTTCCAGCAGGGCGATTTCGTCGATATGCTCCTCGGGAATCCAGTTCGGATCGCAGAGGCGGAAGATGGTGTAGGTCTTGCAGACGTGAAACCAGTCGAAGGCGAGGTTGAAGCCCACGACCGTGTGCTGGCATATCCATTCGATCAAGGCTAGTGTTTCGCGGATCGGCCGCCGCCAGACTTCGTAGAGCGTGATAGGGCCATCTTCGACCGCGTACTGCAACAGCACCATCATGCTGTGCAGCCCGCAGGTCTCGGTGTCGAGATAGCACTTCGGTGGAAGATCAGGCATGTTGCTTTCCAGGATTCAACGAGACTTCCGGCTTCGCGTGACTCCCCGCCAGCCACGGCGGGGATACCGTTACGGGTCAGGCTTTACCCATCCCAGTCGCCAGCCACGCGCTCTATGGGTTCAGCGCCGAAGCGCGGGCCGGAAGCCTCTCAGAACACGTCGTAGGACCAACGGCCGCCGTCCTCGCGTGTTCCCTTCACGCTGGCGGCCGTCAAGGGCTGCGTGCGATAAAGGCCGTTGCGGAAACGGATTTCCAAGGCCAGCCCCTTGCCGAGCCACGAGGGGATCGGCGCAGCGAGGCTGGGCCAATGGACGCTCTGGAGCACTTGGCCCACGGTAGCGATGCGCAGGTGCGGATCGCTGGAACTGATCTCCACGATGCCGTGGACCGGATACACGACCTTGATCTCGTAGAGCCAGGGTTCCGCCTCCACGAGGAGGATCGTGCCCGGCGTCAGCTTACGTATGTCGATCCCCGGCTCAGCGGGGGCAGTCGGTGCGGCCATCAGGTTCCTCCCCTCGATAAATGGCGCTCAGGTGGCGGATTCGGACTGGCAGCCTCGATTTCTTTCAGCAATTCCCCGTCAGAGATTTGCCGCGCGCACCAGGCGGCCACGCGCGGCGGCAGCCCGACGATGCCGGCGGCCAGCATTCGTTCGATCATCTGATTGATCTCTTTGCGCGGCCGGACCCGCGAGCGTTTGTACGTTTGATCCAAGCCGGGAAGAGACTTCCCCTTGCCGCGCTCGCGCGCCTCGACGATCTGGCAGGCGGCCAAGACCTGCTCCTTGGCCGATTTGATGCCAATGAGTTGGTCCAGGTTCGCTTGCGAGAGCAGGCCGGCGGCGGCTTTCTGCTGAACCTCTTCCGGCATCCGTAGCAACCGCACGCGGATATAGACCCATTTGGTCGGCTGTTTCAATTCGCGGGCCGCCTCCCGCACGCTTGCCCCTTTGGGATAAAGGTTCTGGATCGCGCGGGCCTCTTCCAGGATGTTCAGGCTCTTGCGTTGCAGGTTCTCCACGACGTTCAACATGCGGGCTTCGTGGTCGCTCAATCCCTCGCAGATGTAGGCCGGTATCTCCGTCCACTTCAGGAAGGCAGTCACGGCCCGGAAGCGCCGGTGACCGACGATCAGCCGGTACTCGCAACCAGGCTCTCCCGTCCAGGGCTGTACGGCGAGTGGGCAGATCAGCCGCCCTGCCTGGGCGATGCTGTCTGCCAGTTCCCTGACCGATTGCAGCGTGACCTCGCCCCGGCAGTTGAAGGCGGCGTCATAGTAGATCGTCGTCGCCGGGATGGGGTACGCCTGGTATTGCTCCAGCGGCTTCATCGCAACGCATGAGGAAACAAGGCCGGTCGATTGCTGGGCAGCCACTCCCAGACGGCGGTTTGGCCGTCCTCCTCAATCCGCACAAAGGTGTCGTTCGTCCTGGCCCAGCAACCGGAGTTGAAATGGTAATCGCCGATGCAGCCCGGCTCGTGCGTATGGCCGTAGACCACCACGTCGGCCCCGGCTTCCTTGCGGTAGGCTTCCACGCCGTCGAGCATTTCGTCCCGGCGGCCGTGCTGGAAGGTCAGGTGCCGCCAGAGGGTCAAGGCCGCTTCCAGCGTGCCGACGAACTGGTCTTCCACGGCATGATGATCCGCCGTAAACGGCCCCCGATTGCGGTCCTCCAGCATCGCCGAGATGATCGCCGTGATCTCGCCCGTGCCGGGGTTCAGATCGCGGCAGTAGGGATCGGACTCATGGCCGTGGAGGAAGGCGAATCGCCGCCCGCCAATGGTCTTCTCGAAGCCGCGCACCTCTCGCAGGAACAAGGGGTGGCCCGGCATCAAGCCCGGTTGGCCAATGAACGCCGAGAAGGCGCAATCATGGTTGCCCACGACATAGACTGCTTGCATCTTGTCCAGTCGCGTGAGCAGGTCCAGGTAGGCCACAACGATCCGGCTCGGATTGGCTCGCCAGAAGTCGAACAAGTCGCCAAGGACATACAATTGGCCGCCCTCGGCCTCCACGTAGTCCAGGAACTTGTAGAATCGCCCCTCGCGGCCCTCCACGGCGAAATTGTCGCGGAAGCCGCGATCGGCCAGGTGCAGATCGCTCACACAAAAGATGGGCATAGGTGCTCTCCATGTTTGAGTCTGTAGCGGCGGGACTCGAACCCGCGACCTGGCGCCTCCAGGCACCGCTCTACCAACTGAGCTACGCTACAGTAGCGGCTGCTCTCACCGCCGCGACTCTCACCGTCGCTCATGCCACGGCGAGGGTATCGTTGCCACGCCTGGTGGCTCGACTACAAAGGGAACCTATCGGCAACAAGACTCGCGGCAACCGGCCTCGCGGCGGGCGCACTCGATCATCTGCAAAAGGTCATCCAGTGCGTGGCAGCTTGTGTCCACGATGATGTCGTCGATCTGGTAGCAGTGGCCGAGCCACATCTTCCAGACGGCAAAGTGGATCAGGCAACCCTCGCCGTAGAAGGTCCGGTAGGTGCAAGGGAACACTTGCCAGAAGTACCAGCACAGTTTGCTCAGCATGTTTCGTCTCCAATGCAGTAATGATTCACGAGCAGGTCCATGACCTGATGCAGCGTCAGGCCGTGGGCGTAGATCAGCGTGTCGCCGTAACGCATGAGCAGTTCGTAGCGGACCATTTCCCCGGTCTGCATCCGCACGTCGCGGAAGCGCTGGTCGCCGTTGACGACCCGCTCCTGCGCATCAAGACATCCTCCGAAGAAAGCTGCTCTCATGGCACCTTGAAAGGGTCGTAGGTGAAGTCGAAGATCAACGTGTCGTGCTTCCGCAGGTCCAGGTCTTCGCGCTACTTTCGGCGGCCCTTCCTGCTGGCCGGCTTGCCGCCGGGGCGGTTTCGCAGCATGGCGGCGATGTCCTCGGGAGACTGCGAAAGCATGTCTCCCATCCGCGTCATTCCGCTGTCCACCGTTGGCACCGCCCTTTGCGGCGGGGCTGACGATGCCGGCTTGCGGCCGGTGGGCTTCCTCGCCCTGGCTGCGACGTTGAGCGCAGGCGGCGTTTGCCCCTCGCCATCTCCGTAGCGCATCATGCCGCTGCTCTGCAACCGACCGATCATTGGCGGCGGGGCGACCGGCCCAATCGGCGTCCGGGCCGGCCTGCTCAATGTCTTTCTCTTGGCCACGTCAATTCCCCTCCTTCACCACCGGCCGTCCCGGAAGCGACGGGAACTCCCGGTCGCCGGCCGCGTCCTCGGTCGGCTCTCCGGTTGGCAGATAGGGCACCAAGCGGGCGGGCAGATCGTCCTGGTAGCCCTGCTGCGTGGACCGCAGGGCCTCCAGCCGGTCGCCCAAGCTGCTCGTGGTGACGGCGGGTACGAAGGGTTTCTCGGGTATGGACATGGGTTAGTCTCCTTTTGAGAGTCAGGATTTCAGCGGCCCCACGTCGCGGCCACCGTCGATCCGGTAGCGCTTGGGTCCGCTCTTCTCGTTCTCGTGACGCAGTTTGACGTTCATTCTCCAAGTGATGCCGTGCTTGACGTTGACGCCGTGAATCCATTGGGCCGGTTCGCGGTAGCCGGACAAGGCGTTGTAGGCGAACGGATCGGTGCCAACCCACGAGCCGTTGACCAGCAGTTCGCCGTCCACGTCCGACAGCGTGCTTGCGGCGTGGTGATGGCCGACGACAAAGTACCGGCAGCGTTGGGCACCGGCCGCCGCGCCCAGGGCAATTAAGCCCTTTTGCCGGCGGGTCATGCCGTACCAAGGTATGCCCAGGTTCGATCGAACGTCGTCGCCGTGGCTCACGTTGAAGCCGACGCCGTTGATATTGACGTTAGCGCTCCATGCGTCAGGGATGGTGAAGTGAACGTTGCTCAGATCGCGGGAGTGCAGCCGGGCCACCTCGCCCACGAGGTAGTCCCAGTTGTCGTGCGCGCCGAGATAGTCCTTCTTCGGCGTCCGCCGCCCGTGGTTGCCCGCCAAGTACAAGACGTTGACCTGCTCGAAGTGGGCGGCCAGGTCGCGGTACATCAGGGCGTGCAACTGGCCGATGGCCAGGCAGTTCTTGAACTGGTTGCGATAGTAGGACCGCTCGCACGCGCGGTGAATCTCGCCGCTGGTGTAATCGCCGTAGGCCAAGACCCAGAGGACTGGGAACGCGAATCTCGGGGCCAGCGTGTCGTGGCACCATTCGACCACCGTATCCACGTAGCGCTCGGCGCGGCAGCACGAGATCGGAAAGTTGTATTCCTCCAGTCCGCCGACCTCCTCGGGCCGCACCACTTGGTCATGGTGGCCATCGCTCAGGTGCAAGACGACGTGCTCGGTAATCTCCGCCTTGCGGCGGAAGTCCACGGCGGCCGGCAACGCCGCAAAAGGCTTGATCCGCTGCTCCATCTCGGCAGTGATGGCCTTGAACAGGCCGGCGATCTTCGCCCCGGCCTTGACCTTCTGCCGCTCGCGGTTCCGCTCCTCGGTCAGGTGGACAATCTCGGCTTCCAACTCCAAGACCTTCTTGTCGGTCGGGTCGTAATCCGGGAGTTTCTTGTGCTGGCCGCCAGCCCGTTTGGGCGCAGGCGGCGCGCCGCCCGGCCACTCTACGTCTTTGTGGAGCCGGCCCGTGGCGATGTCCGACACCACCGAGCGGCTAATGTCGAACTGCCTGCCGATCTCGGTTTGCTTCGCGCCATCGGCGATGGCCGCCTTGATTTTCTCGACCTTCTTCTTGGTCAGCTTCATGGTGGTTCCTTGTCAGTCGAAGGCCCAGGCGCGAGAGTCGGTCGTCTTGGGATTCAGGGCGTTACCGAAAGAGCAAAGAGGCCGGGTGGCGCTGCCCCGTCGCCACCCGGCTCAAGTGCTGTCGGCCACAAGAGACGGAGATAGGGCAGGCTCAAGAGGACCGACTAGCCCGCGCGGAGCGAACGAGCGAACTTCTCGACCCACAGGATGGCATCGTTGAAGTTGAAGGGCGGCTTGGAGCACGGCGTTCCGCCTTCGTCGATTCCGCCAGCCGGACTGCGCTGCGGGTAGCCGCCCGGCGACTGGCCAGCGTCTTCCACGGGAATCGCGTCGATCTCTTTCAAAGTCGGCATCTCGGCATTGGGGTCGATGGCCCATTCGATCTTGGCGGCTTTCGACCAGGCGTGGATACGCCGAACCGGGACGATGAAGTTGAAGCCTTGCAGCTTCATTACGCCCTGGGTAAGCATCCCGATGTACTCCCCGTTCGCCCTGAGGAACATGCCGCCGCCGGACGAGCCGGGGAAGGCAACCGCCGTCACCTGGTCGAAGACCTTGACGTTGGCACCCTTCATCGGCAGCGTGCGGCCTGTCTGGCTGAGAACGCCGGTGGTGTAGCTGTTAGCCCCAAACTGGCCGAGGAGGCTGCCGCAGTGACTCAGATCGACGCCAATGGGCGGGATGTAATTGATGTCCCGGTGAAACTTGGCGCAGACGTTCAGCGGGTACGCGCCCTTGCAGCGGACCATGAGCACGGCCAGGTCTTCGCCGTAGTCGGCATCGCTGACCTTGACGATCTTGCAGTCGTACTTGACCTCGCCCACCCGGCGGCCGGCTTGCTGCCGCTCCTGGACGATCTCAGCGTCCCGATACTCGACGAGGATTTTGGAAGTGCCCTGCGGCGTGACGATCGTGCGCGTGGTGCGCAAGCCGTCAACGACGTGGGCCGCCGTCCACACGAAGGTCACGGCGTCTTCGCCGATCTGCCGGGTGACGAGGGTGCCGGAGCCTTGGGCATCGCCGGCCTTGATGGTGACGCTCACACGCTGCAAGTCGTCGGGAACGCTGGCGGCCACCGGGGCGGCGGCCAGGGCGAGCAGGGTCAGGACCAAGAGCACGTACTTCATCGTTGCAACTCCAGGGTAAAAGGTTCTCACACACAATTCACGCCGCCGCTTCCTCCACGGACATTTCGCCTTCCTCGCCGGCCGCCTTCCAGTCCACGCCTTCGAGGATTTCGCCCATCGTCATTAGCTCCAGCTTCCGGTTGGCGCGGATCACGTCCAACACGCGACCGTCGCTCGGCAGATGGATCAGGTCTACGATGGTGCATCCCAGGTTCTCGTCCATGCCCTTGCGATGGATGCGATCTTCGCTCTGCACGCGGTATTCCGGTTTCCAACTGTTGGACCAGTACACCGCCATGCGGGCTTCCACCAAGGTCAGGCTCATGCCGCCCGACTCAGGGTTGGCCACGAAGGCAACCTTGCCGTGGTCCATGTTCGCCCAGTAATCCAGCGGCTCCTCCGCCGTTGCCAAGACGCCCTCCGGGCTGTCGCTCTTGGCGGCGAAGACTTGGAAGTTGCCCTGGTCGCAGCGCACCACGTCCCACTTCTCCTTGAGGCACAGCTTGACGATGCGATCCACGGAACCCGTGAAGCCGGCGAAGACCACTAGCCGCCCGACCTCCTCGTTCTCGTCCAACAGCATTTTCAAGGCGGTATCCTTCGGACAGGGCACTTCCCGCGTGAAGCGCACCATCCTGGGAACTTGCCGCTCGCCGTGGCACAGCGGGCAGGGCACGGTCTCCTTGACCAGCCGGCCGCCCACTTCGGGCGGCAACAGGCTAATGTTCCGATAGACTTGTCCAGCCTCCTCCGGATCCACCCACTGGGCGACCGTGCCGTCCGTGCAGTGCGTGCAAGTCGTCATGCCGTCCTGCTGTTCGCGGTACTGGAATCCGTCACTCAGTTCGCGCAGCAAGGTCATGCCGGTGACGGCGTTCGGTGCCGCGTGGACGAGCGATTCCGCCACGCGCAAAACGCTGGCCGTAGGCTTGCACACGACCTTGCGGTAGCGCTTCTCAGGCAGTTGTAGGCAGTCCTTCTTGTGTTTGACGATCACCAGCCCTTTGAGGCGTTCGTAGAGGTAGGCGACTTCGTTGGTGCTAGGACTGAACCTGTGATAGGCGTCGGGGTCCGTGATGCCGTCCAATTCGTGCGGCCCCTCCTCGCGGGTCTCGCCGCAGTTGGCGCACTTTCGCTCGTCGTCTTTCCAGCCGATCCGCTTCTTGAACTTGCCGGCGTCGAACTGCTGCTCGACCATGAAGGCCAGCCGCTCTTCCATCGCCCGGCGGCTGCCTTCCTTTAAGAAGCCCGGCCAGGCGATCTCACACTGACTCCACCAGTCGCAGGGCGTCTTAGGCGACGGCGTGCCGGACATTTCAATCACGTAGCCCTCGCGGCCGTACTGGTCGCGGATCAGGTCCGCGAGTTTTTGGCAGGCTTTCGATCGCTGCGACGTGTCGTTCTTACAGCGGCTCGATTCATCCGCCACGAAGAACCGGGGCAAGGTCTGCGAGCCATCCCACTCGTCCATCACGCGGACCAGCCCCTCGTAGGTGAAGAACTCGATCTGGATACGGTCGAAGGGGAATCCCCACAGCTTGAACTCACGCTTGATGTTCGGGATGCTGGTCTTCGGACCCGTCCACCACACCAGATCGACGCCCGACTTTTCAATCACCATCTGGGCGGCCAAGGTCTTGCCGGTGCCCATTTCGGCACCGAATATCTGGTAGTGGTACGTCAGGCCCGCGTCGGCCAGATCATATTGATGGGGCATCACCTCGGCTGGTTGCCCGGCCCGAAGAAACTGCCGATGCTCATGGCGAACCAGCGGCCGGTCGAACCACGCATAAACGTCCTCCCCGCAGAGGTAGCCGATCTGGAAGCGGTTGCGTTGGCAGTCGTCCACTGACCAGACCTTGACCTTGGCGTACTCGCCCTCGTCGTCGTAGCCGTGGAAGTGCGCACCGGACATCGCCTTGACTTCCGCCATCAGCCCATAGCGGGTCTTCGTGCCGACTTTGCCGTCCCAGAAATAGATGCGGCCGTCCTTCCGTTCCAACAGGACGGGCACGCGAATGCGCGTCCCGCTGGATGTCTGGGCCTCAACCTTCACGGATTCAAGCGACATGCGATCCTCTCAAGGCGAGACTTGGCGATCTCGCAGTTGTGTTCGCTCAACTCGATGCCGATCGAGCGGCGGCCGAGTTGCTGGGCGGCCAACAGCGTGGTGCCGCTGCCGGCGAAGGGATCCAGGATTACGCCGCCGTTCGGGGTCGAAAGCAGCGTGAGCAGATACTTCATCAGGTCCAGTGGCTTGACCGTGGCGTGGTCGTTGCCTGGTCCCCGCTCCTTCCTGGTCGCTTTGCCGACGTAGAAGAACCGGCTCGCGCCGCCGCTGTCGCCGTAGGCCACCTGAACGTCGCCCGCTTTACCCATGCCGCCGTGGTAGCCGTCGCCGGCCTTCGTGCGGACATTGTTGCTGCCGCTGGTGAGCTTGCCGGTCTGCTCGTCCAATTGGGCGGCGGCCTCTTCGTCCAAGAGCAGATTCGCCGGCCAGCGGCCCTTGGTGGATTCGATGAATTGGCTGCCGTTCTTCGCGGCCGACCGCTGGATTCGTTCGCCCTGTTTGCCGTGAAAGGTCGTCCCGTTGCGATCGGCGTTGTACTTATAGCCGGGGTTCTCGCCGATGCGGGCGGCGTCGATGTTCATGCCCGCTACGCCCCAGGCCAGGGCGTTGTGGGCCTGGGTGCCATCCATCGGCTTCATCGCCAGGACGATTGGCTCGAAGGCGGGCTTCAGGGCCGCCGCCCAGCCGCTCCATTTTTCGGCCTCGGCAGTGGCCGGGGCCGTTATCTGCGCGGCGCGCAGCCGAGCGTCGGTGCCGGGGGCATGGAGGCCATTGCCGCCGCCATAGCACCCGTTCCCTTTGCCCTCCCGCAGATGATAGCCGGGACGGTCCAGCTTGTCGCCGATGACCTCGCGCTCTGCGCCCTTCGCTTTGTCGATCAGCTTGCCGATGTCGGCGGCCTTCGGGAAACCCTGGCCGTAGAGCCACATCAAGCAGTCTCGAATCTCCCAACCGGCGTCCTCGATCGCACAGGTCAGCCGGTGATAGGTCCGCGTCCCGCCGAATGCCGAGAGCAAGGCACCGGGCTTACACACGCGGGCGATGGCCCGCCAATACTCGGGTCCAGGAACATCGTGGTCCCAGTCCCTCTCCATGAAC